TTCAATCTCGACGAGAAATGTGTGATCTTATAGTCATCTTAGCCCGCATTATATCAGATCTCGTCTAGAATGTCAATACGCCCGTGTCAGAAAATCTCGACGAGACGCACATTGACATATAGGCATCATTCATGGTATTATATAATCTCGACGAGATCCACATGAATCCGCAGCACTATACTGCAATACATCTCGACTAGATTATGCAGCATATCGCAGCATTATACTGCAATACTCGTTGCACTAGATCTCGACGAGACACAGTGACACACTGCACATGCTTCAACCACACGTTGCACTAGATCTCGACGACATATACAGCGTCATAATATACTGCAACGTATGGTTGGACTAGATGCATATATAATAGCGTCCAGATGTTACACTTGACGCAGGACGCCATATCTGTTATCATACTTGTTGTATCGCACAGGTTTCCTATGATCACGTATGCACAGAAGCAAAAGTATCGCATCACCCTGGAAGTCGAGGTGATGGATGACTTTGACCCCTATCAGATTGAGTGGAAAAATGTACTTCTCCTGGAGGGAAATGAGTCCTGCCAGGCATATATTGAGGATCTTAGCAGAGTTGATGAACTTAAATGGTAACTTGTGCCAGTTGTTAAAGTGTCACAGAGGGGGTTGCAATGCCCCCTTTTTGATGCAATGATACACAAGTCGTCGAGATTGATGTAACTTGAAGAACTACCGAGTTCGTGTCGAAACTTATGACGGTTGCGTGACGATTTGGCATGAAAAGTCTAAAGCAAAGACTGCTGACAAATTGATACTTAACCGTGTCTACAATCAACTCTGTGGTCTGAATATTAAAGAGATCGAAGTTACTCCTTCTGTCTGAACATTCTCTCGTTAACTAACACAAACTCATGATGACTGATAATACTCTGGAACCCAAAGAACTTCTCGATCAGGTGTTAACTAAGATCGCACAAAAGTATGTCTTTGGTCTTGAAACTTTGGAGACTCAGAATAGTGATTCTGCAGACTTTTATGATGTCGCAGTGTGGCAGATTAGAGATGCTCTCAGGGATGCATTCGTGGCAGGAATGCATACAGGTATGACAATCTGAGAACTGTCCACTAAATCCCCCAAAGCACCCGATGAGGTGCAATGATACATTTCGTCGGGCAAATCTCTACATTCCCCCCGATTTAAAGACAATGCAACTCACTCAATCTTTCCCCCCCGTTGATGACATGATCACCAAACTGCAGGAGATCGATTACAAGAAACACCTCAATAACTACATGGATTTTGTTGAGACTTTCGTGGTATACATTGCTGCGATTGCTACTGTTCTTTGGGAGAAGTTTCAAACCATGAAGATCACAACTCCTGATATCATTTCGGATTACTTCTATTTCAACTTTAACATGCGTGCTACATCTGGTGATGAAATCATCGGACTCAGTATTGGTAACCGTTACGTGGGATTGTATAGCGATTCCCTGAATTGGGGCATTCTTGATGAGAATGGGTGCCTCTGATTAATATTAATCTGTGCCAATCTGAGAACTGGCACAAGGGGGGTTGTAATGCCCCCCGATCCGTGCAATACTAACAAAGTCAAGAAAGGACACGCAATGTTTGATGAACTTTGGTCTGAGATTCAAGATGCGCCTGGTGAGATTTTTGATCTCGACATTCCAGAGATTGAAGATCAAGATAGTTTCAACATCAATGAGTATCTGAACGCTGATTATGATTATTGATCTGATCGCATCTGTTGTCCTTCGTTATCACTTCCATCATGTTCACTTCTGAAGAACTTACCGCACTTCTTTCTTTGATTGAGTTTCATGATGATTGGGAAGAGGTGAGTGAAATCGTAGGTGCAGATGTTCCTGCATTGTATGAGAAACTTCACAACATGTTAGCATACGCTACTCAAGGGTGATGAATAACTTTATCTTCGGAGTTGTTGCTGGCATTGTGTTAGCAACTGTTGGTTTCAATGGTATGGCACAGATGGGAAATCGTGCTGTGCAAGGTATTCAATCATTCGCCCAATCTTCTGCAAACTGACATGAACCGCACTGAACTTCAAGATCAACTCATTCAGCAAATGTTGGATGACATGGATCTCAAAACAATGACCCAACTTTGTTATGATTATCTGGATGAGGGTTATGCTAAGTATTCTGATGAAGAATTGATCACTGAGTGTGAAGAATACTATCCCGAACTGCTAGAGGGTGACAGTTGAGGAACTGGCACAAGACCCCTTGATTTCTGCCTGAATCCGTGCCATCATACACAGTATGCAAAACAAACACATCGAACACCCCGAAGATTCTATCCTTACGGGCGACCTTTCTGTTCTTGATTGGTTCATTCAACCTGGCAATCTTTCGGTAAAGATTGATGGTGCGCCTGCAATTGTGTGGGGTATTGATCCTGCCTGTGGTGAGTTCTTTGTAGGAACCAAAGCAGTCTTTAACAAGAAAAAGATTCGTATCGCTCACTCTCATGAAGAAATTGATGCGTTCTATCAAGGTGAGGTTGCGGTTATTCTGCATCGTTGCTTTGATTATCTTCCTCGCACCAATGGTATCTTTCAAGGTGACTTTATTGGTTTTGGCGGTTCTGATGAGTATTGCCCCAACACGATTACTTACAAGTTTGGTGAGGTAGTTTCAGAGGAGATTATCGTTGCACCTCACACTTACTACATTGCAGAGAATGATCTGCGTGATGCTGTTGCGTATCCGATGAAGTTTACCATCACGGATACTCCTTACGTGAAGTTTGTTCGTCCTGATGCTTACATCATGCACAATCAAGAATCGTTTGCTGATGTTAAAGAGGTGTGCGACTTTGCCCGTCAAATGTCTACCACTGCACACTTCGTAACTGATAAGGAAGCAGCAAAGATCAAGCAACAACTTAATGCCTGCATTCGTGCTGGTGAAGATCCTAACCCTAACGACTTTGAATGTGATCCTAACCTGATTCGTTTCTGGGCATTGGTTAAATCAATCAAAGATGATTGTTTGTTCCTGTGTCGCAATTGTGGTCCTGCTGCTTATCTTGGATACAACAGGATTGATGCAGAGGGTTATGTCCTCTCCAATGAGTTTGGCACGTTTAAGTTAGTCAATCGTGAGGTATTCTCTCACGCAAACTTTAACAATGGGCGGTTCCAGTGTGCCAGTTGAGGTAGTGGCACAACCCCCCTTGTGATCCGCTGGGATCTGTGCAATACTTAAAGAGTCAAAGAAAGGCAACGCAATGCGTAAGATCGAAAAGCAAATCATCGCTGCAATCAAAGAGAACAAAGATCTCAAGATTGCAAACTCTGAAGTGATCTCTTGCTCTAACGTTTCTGATGTTTACCTGCACGGCAATTTGATTGCTCGCATTGGTGAAACTTGGATGGAACTGTTCGATGGTGGTTGGCGTTCGAACACCACCAAATCGCGTCTGAATGCTCTACTTTCTGCCTTCGGTATGGAAGGAGAGTATGTCTTCCAGAAGAACTTTCAGTGGTTCGTTAACTACAACGGTTCACCGATTCCGTTCTTCTCAGGTATGCGTCTGAACTGAGTGGGGTTATCCCCCCACTCTTTTTTTGTCCTCATTCATTATACTCATGGCAACAACTTCTTTCGCTCACGGTGATTCCTACGGTGTGACCGATCATTATAATTTTGATGATCGTGACTTTGATGACTTTTACACTGCCGAAGATTATGATCAAAAAAGGGCAGAGAGGGACGGTTGGCGAACTGCCTACTGGGATGGTCGGTTCTGATCATTCTGTGCCTATAATACCTGAAGAACAAACAACCTCATGGCACATCACAACAACTTCAAAGGCGGAATTCAACCTGGCACTGTTGCGTTTGATGAGCAATCCCGTGCCATGGATGATAATGCAAAGTCTGCAATGATTCGTGTTGCTGACCTGCTGCAATCATCCTATCCTGAGTTAGTTGTACAATCGAAACTTGATCAGTCACAAATTCCTGGTGGCGTCGGTTCGTGTGCTCCTGACGGTGGAGTTTGGTTCTACAAAGGTCAACTGATTGCTGCCTTTGAGAGTAAGAAACAAGGTGCAAAAGGTAATGCAATCGAACGCTGGTTCAAGAACAATTTCATCGTTCGTGCTATCAATCCCTCTGCAACTTATGTCACGTTTGCATCAGGCGATGGCGTAGTTGCAGGCAATCCGATTCATCGAATCCTGCACATTGCACACCAAGGGTTATACGGTGTGATGAATGAAGTTCAGGTTGGCACTAACAATCTCCACTGTAAAGTTGAGGGGTTCAGTGTTGATGAGATGAGCAACATTATGATCGAAACTCTCACAAACGTTCTGGAGTGTGCCAGTTGACAAGGTGGCACAAACCCCCTTGTGGATCCCCTGAATCCGTGCAATACTAAAGCATACCAAACGAAACGAAACCAAATGCGAATCGATGTCCGTTGCCCTGCTGCCCCTTGGGAGAATACTACAACCGACCTTGATAAAGCATACGATCTGGCATACGGTTTGAGTGAAGATTACCAGTGCGACGTTGATCTCTATTACAACTCCACTGGCACTCTCTACACTACCGTTTCCAACTATTGATGACAACTGCACAAAAGATTGAACGGGCATTCTTTCTACAACTGATTCGGGAGGTTGCTGAAGTCCAAGGCAAAAAACACCTCCCTAAAGTTTCTCCCAAAAAACACCAACTTCACTTCACCAAATGACTGCAATCCTCATCGCTACGCTGACAATGAAACTCATTGGATTCAGTGAAGTTTCGCCTGGAATCTGTCAGGCAGACTATCTTGTGGATCGTGAAAGTGTCCGCTCTAAAATTGTATCTTGTGAATCTGTGCGCGATCCCCTGCCACTGTGACAGTCAGAAGGGTGTCCACTAAATCCCCCACGGCACCCCATCCTGTGCAATACTTAAAGAGTCAAAGAAAGGCAATCGAATGAACTTCGAACACATCTACAGCATCACTGGCAAAGTTATGGTCAAAGATAACCAAACTGGCAAATCCTGGATGTCACTGGTGGAAGACAATGCGTTCCGCAGTGCAATCGAAGGACTCTATCAGTTCGTGATTGATAACAACGCCAACGCTGATATGGCATACGAATGGGTATGTGATCAGGCAGGCATTTCCTCCTTTGTCGTTGATACTCCCGCCTGGGATATGTTCTACAGTGTGTTCGATCAGGCACGCCCAGTTCCTTACTTTCAGTGTGCTCACGCCTGAGTTTCATTAACACTTTGTTCCCTACACTTTCTTCGATCATGGCACTCTACAGCATGGCAACCGATCTCAACACTAAGGAGACGATTTGGGTTTCCACCAATGTAGTTAAGGGTCGCCCACAACTTAACTCACACCGTGATGATGATTTCGGTCGTTGTTACAAACGTGACGGCATTGATGGTTTCCCTGCGTGGGAGATTGCGGGTCTGCATAACAACTACTGACCCACTTCTGATTCACACTTAACCAACACAATCGTTTCCAAATGACTACCACTTTCCAACGCAATGCTCTGGACATTTCCTACAACGGTTGGGAGAACTATGAGACCTGGAATGTAGCACTGTGGATCAACAATGATGAGAGTTTGTATCACCTTGCTCAAGAGTGTGGTGATTATGAAACTCTGGTAGATCGCCTCTACAATGATTATGGTGTGAAGCAAACAAAGGATGGCGTTAAGTTCAACGACCCCGCTGTAAATGTCATCCAAATCAATAGCGATGTGTTCGACTTCTAAGTAACACTCAAGGGAATGAGATGCGCCCTACAAAGACACTCACCACCAAACAGTTTCTAACACTTTCTACTCAAAATGACCAAAGATCTGTACCTCTCCCTTCTGCGTCAAGGTAACACTGGTGATGAGATTCTTTCGATTCTGGAAACTATCGTTGCTGGGGATGATAATGTCCCTGCTGCTGAAAATGGTCCTACGATGAACACTATCGACTTCTGAGTTAGATACACGAATGTCCGTGATTCGTCAGTCACGGATATTCGTATTCGGCAGTTAATGCCGCCGATTGTTTATAACGTCGGCGGGCGTTGCGGGTTATAATCCCCCCCCCTTAATTAAAAAGGTAAACTACCCTAACCTACAGAGGTGACAAATCGACCTCTCAATATCTCATAAGAAAAAAATTTCCCCAGAAAATTTCAGACTCTCCAAGGTCGCATAGATACTAGAGAGTGAACGAAACATATGAAACACACCGTGTATCACGTCTATCACTCAAAAGAAGTCATCGCCCACAGTTTGTCAAAAGAAGAGTTAATCCGCAAGATTATTGAAGATGAGATCAAGCCGAATAAGCACGAGATTCTCATGTTGACGACAGATTTAGAGAGGGGAACCGAACAATCATATTAGGTTGACAATGACTAGATAAACAGTTAGACTTGAACTGAAAAATAACAAAGTTATGGCAAAAGGATTTAAAGTAAAAACAGCACAAGTACAGCAACAAGATGGTCTCGATTGGGACTATGATGCTATCAAAGAGCGTATGCGTGGTAAGAGCATTGTCTTTTGCCTACCTGGTCGAGGATGCTCTTACATTTTTCTGAAGAACTTTGTTCAACTGTGTTTTGACATGGTTCAGAACCAGATGAACATTCAGATCTCTCAAGATTATTCTTCGATGGTGAACTTTGCACGTTGTAAGTGTTTGGGTGCAAATGTTCTCCGTGGTCCCGATCAGATTCCCTGGGATGGTAAACTGCAATATGATTACCAACTCTGGATTGATAACGATATTGTTTTCAACACTGAGAAGTTCTGGCAACTGTGTGATCTCGCAGTTCCTGGTCCTGACAAAGACGGTAATCCTCAAGATGAGCGTATGATCGCAGCAGGTTGGTATGCCACCGAAGACGGACATACTACCAGCGTCGCACACTGGCTCGATGAAGAAGACTTCCGTAAGAACGGTGGTGTGATGAATCATGAGACCGTAGAGACCATGAGTAAGCGTCGTAAACCCTTTACTGTGGACTATACTGGTTTCGGTTGGGTCATGATCAAGAACGGTGTCTTTGAGCACCCTGAGATGAAGTATCCCTGGTTCGCTCCTCAGATGCAAACCTTTGAGGACGGTAAAGTTCAGGATATGTGTGGTGAAGACGTATCATTCTGTCTTGATGCAAAGGCAGCAGGCATTGTGACCTGGTGTGATCCTCGGATCCGCGTGGGTCACGAAAAGACTC